GAAATAACTCTTCAACAGATTCACTAGCAGGTTTAAGAACATTTAACGGTGTAGCACAAATAACCGCTACTTCCGCTACTGGTGGTGGACATAGTATTGCTATGGATGGTGGATTAAGTGGAGAGTACGCACGATTTACTAGCGCAAAAAGATTAGGTATAGGCATTACCGCACCGACTCAGGCACTGCATGTTGTTGGTGACATAGTGGCTACAGGTAACATTACTGCTTACTTCTCTGATGAACGCCTTAAAGACTTTAAGGGAACCATCCCTAACGCGTTAGACAAAGTATCCCAGCTTAACGGTTACTACTACACTCCTAACGAAACTGCTCAATCTCTTGGTGTAGACAACAATGGCGTAGAAGTAGGTGTTTCTGCTCAAGAAGTAGAAGCTGTATTGCCTGAGATTGTCACTGACTCTGTGGTAGGTAAAGATTACAAAACAGTGATGTACGAAAAACTAACTCCTCTTCTTATCGAAGCTGTAAAAGAGCTGACTCAAAAAGTAGAGAAACTTGAATTAAAATTAAACGAGATGGAGAAATAAAATGGCTTTAATTTGGAATATTGTAGCACTAGACTCTACTGTAAATACTGGCGCAATTAACACTGCACACTGGGAAGCTTCTGATTACGAAGTTATTGATGACGCAACCCATAGAGGCCGTAGATATGGCACTGTTGGTCTTGAAGCTAATGTGGATGCTGAAGGCTTTATCCCTTGGGCTGATGTTACTGAAGAAAATGCAATGGCTTGGGCTAAGGATGCTTTGGGTGAAGAGGAAGTTGCCTCTATTGAAAGCTCTATTGCTGATGACATTGCTAAGTCTAAAGTGCCAGTAACTATTAGCACTAACCCTTGGGAAATGGGAGACGACTTCTAATGACTCTTGCCGCTTCAGGAACGATGTCTATTGCAGGCACTGCCACTGATAGGTCTATTCAGGTAGAGCTTAGCGGTAACGGTACTACGCAGATGTCTATGAATGACGCTGCGGTCAGGGCGTTGGGCGATCAGGCGGGAGCAGGTAGCGCAATTAATATGTCTACTGATTTCTATGGCAAGTCTGCTGGCGGTGGCGTTCCAGCGCAGTATCTTCCTGTAAGCCTTAGTGGAACTGACAGCGCAACTGATAGTTCTATACCTACCCTGATTCCGCCAGCTGGCAATGCGCAGATAACCGGCACAACCTATTGGCGCAGAGTAAGGTTGACATCTAGCCAGGCAGGAAACTTTAGGCTTTATTGCAGACCAGTTAGAACTAACCTGAATGAAATATATTATCGCTGTGATATGCAAGCTAATATGCTAATTGTCACGCAATCAGGAACTGAGACTGAGGTTCCTATGCTTGTGGGAAATACAGGTGCTGTTGGTTGGCAAAGAGGTAATACGACCAGTACTTCTGCTCAACCTACCTCATGGTTTGCCGTATCCACAGCAAGTCAAAGCGCAGGAAGGTTTTATTATAAAACTACCTCTACCCCTACAGGAAGCACTGGAACGGGTCGCCTTCAGAATTTTATTAGCACAACCACTGGCTATGGATTCTTCGAAGGATCAAGTATAGCAACAACCATTCCGCGTTATTTGTGGCTTCGCTCTCCGCAATATACTTTGGCAGTTGGCGACACTATTGACTTTTACTATGGCGTAGACTGTCCTGCACTTTCATCTATTAACTTTTATCTAGCATCATAAGGAAACAAAAATGAAATATTTATTACCTGTACTTGCATTAACTCTTGTGGCCTGCAACACCTTTAACGCAGCAGTAGACGGTTCACAAATGATTGTAGACAGCACAATTGATTCAGCTCAGTCTATGGTTTCAGATACCGCTAAGGGTATTGGAGCAGGATCAGCTACATTTGTTGAAGGCATTGCTACTGACATTCGCAAAGCGTCTGAATAAATGTTATCCGAGATTGCTGCTGCCAATGTTGCGTTTAAGCTTATTAAAACTGCGCTTAGTAATGGCAAAGAGCTTTATGACTGTTCAGCGGCGGCGCAATCTTATTTTAGCAATAAAAGTGCAATTACTAAAAGAGTTGCCAAAAAAGGCAAGTCTGACCTTGATGCTTTTATGGCACTGGAAAAGATTAAAGCCAATGAAGAGTGGTTAAAAGATTACATGATTTACGCTGGTCGGGCTGATATGTGGTCTGATTGGCTTGCTTTCCAGTCCAAGTGCAAGCAAGAAAGAGAAAGAGAAACCCGTATAGCACTGTTAAAACGTCAGCAAGTTTTAGGAATGTTAAAAAACTTTGTAATTTTTATTGGGTTGGCGGTTTCATTAATTCCAGTAATGATTTATTTTATTATATTGATGGTAAAAAAATAATGACTACAGCTAAAGAAGTTTTGATACGTCTTGAAGGTCACGAAAAAGAATGCAACGTCAGATATACTAACATTGAAAAGCGGTTAGATGACGGAAGCAAGCGGTTTGCCAAGGCTGAAGTAATGTTATGGGGAATGTACCCATTAGTAATTGGTGCTGCTTTCCTAGACAGGATGGTTATATGAGTATTTTTAGCGCTTTGATTGGGCCAGTTGCGGGCCTAGCCAAAAGTTATTTGAGCAATAAAGCTGAAGAGAAACAAGCTAAACACGACCGTAAAATGTCTGTAATACAGAACGATGCTGACTGGGAAACCAAGATGGCTGATGCCTCTAAGGATTCTTGGAAGGATGAATTCTGGACTATTGTACTCGCCGTTCCTATATTCATGGTAGGATATGCCATAGCAGCTAACGATGTAACTGTTATTGATAGAGTATCTGCTGCGTTTATAGCACTAGAAGAGTTGCCTGAGTGGTATCAATACCTCTTATTTATTGCTATTTCCTCTAGCTTTGGCATTCGCGGTGTTGGCAAGTTAATGAACATGAGGAAGTAACATGGGAAAGATAGTTGAATTTCCTGGTCGCCCTGACCTGGTTAAGCTGGCAGAAGAATATGATGCCTTGGTGGTCATAGGTGTAAATGAAAACCAGATACAGATCATTAGCAACATGGAAGATCCTGACATACTTTACAGCATGGAAGTTGCCAAGTCGGAATTAATCAATGCCTACTTTACTGATGAGAGTATCCATTAATGCAATTACAGTATTTTGATATTAGAGAATTTGACTGTCAGGAGACTGGCAATAACGAAATGTGCTCTTTTTTTCTTGAGAAACTAGATGAATTGCGCCATGTATGTGGGTTCTCATTCACCATTACCAGTGGATACCGTGATCCTATAGGCCATCCAATTGAGGCTAGAAAGAATGTACCTGGCACTCACGCAAGAGGTATTGCTGCTGACATACATATCAACAGTGGCGCAGAGGGATATAAGATTGTTCAGGAAGCCATGAGGTTAGGCTTTACTGGCGTGGGTGTAGCTAAGACTTTCATACATGTAGACACTAGAGCTTCTATGCCTGTCATGTGGTGCTACTAACTAAGCAGGCTTTTAGTCTTCTTTGAATCTTTAAATGCTTTAGCAGTTGGCGCACCCTTGGCTCCAGGCTTACGCATTTTCTCTTTACTTCCTGCCATGATGCGTTTACGTTTAGCATGGATGTTTGCGTATAGACCTTTCATTACCATTTACTCTTGTTGGCCCAGTACGCGGCAGACATCTTACCTTTAGCGATGTTTTTGCGGTGACGGGCTTTGAATGATTTGCGGCGAGCCTTCTGCTTCTCTGTCTTGGGATTAGAACCTGCACCACTGACACCCTGCTGACCAAAACGTATTGTCTTGACCTGGTCGCCAGACTTGGCAACAACAACGTGAGATTTGCTTGAGTGGCCAGGAGTTTTCTTAGGCTTGTTGTAACCAGAGACCCCAATGCGTGATAGTAGGCTGTCTTTCATGTGCCGATTATAGCATATTTGGGGGAATTAAAAAACCCACCGTCTGAAGAGGAGTGGCAACAGACGATGGGGAAAGCAGGGGAGCTTTGTCAAACAAGTGTAAAACAAGATTTGCCGTCTTCGCTTCACTTCCCGCTTGAGGGTTTATTCTACCACAAGATCTGGATAACGCAAACAATAAAAAAGGCCAACTCCATTTGCGGTGGAATTGACCTTTACGATGTTACTGCGCTAGAACCGTTTCACGACTAAGGAAAACTGCATCAGCGTTTAGTCATCGGTTACAGCCGACAACTAAGATTTGTGCCACCCGATTAGGTCAACACACAGCTATTCTACCACAAGATCAGGGTAACGCAACATTAATTGTTCTTCTGTTAGCGGTGTTGTCCTGGCTATCTCAACTTCTATTACATGATCGACTATTGCCTGTATTTCTTTCTGCGCAAACGTAGTATTTGCTCCGTGGTACATAACGGATTCAAAGATCTCATCTAACCTTTGGCTCATGCCAGGTATCTCCAGTATCTTTGCCTTCCTTCTCAAGCTATTTATAAACGACATATGTCACCTCAATTGTAACTGATTGGTTGGTAGCTGGAACTGGCCAGCATCTTCTTGTGCTCTTCACGGTAATGTTTAGCAATCTCAGCTCTAAGCATTTTGTTAGTGGGCATTTTAATATTCCATTTCTCTCTCAACAGCTCCATGTGCCCTGGCCCTAAGTGCTCCATACACCACCTACTAAAGTCCAAAGGATTGGCAGTAAAAGTTCGATGGCAGTAATGACAAAGGCAGACTGCATTGTCCAGGCTCCACCTTACTGACTTAGCTGCCCTGCCGTAGATATGGGCGCACTCTTGTCTGCCATGTTTACCGCAGTGTTCACAAACAGATTCGTTCTTTAGCCTAACAACATCACTAAACCATTTGTCTGCTGCATCTCTTTTAATAGTCATAACTTAAATTCCCTTTGCTCCCACTCGCAGGTAAAACCGCAGTCGCCGGGCTTATCTTTCTTGAAATTTCCCCTGTCTGTTGCCAGAACATCCAAAAACACCGGCCCATTTTTATCTTTGTTAATGGCATGACCTATCTTGCGCTCCAAAAGAGCCATCTTTTCAAACGCACTGGGGAAGTCATACCTGATTTTATTCCAATACCCCATGCCACCCTTCACGCAGCCAATGCAATTATTATTACTGTAACCTAGTTTATACATAATAGGCGTGTCAATGCCCAAGCTTTTTATAAATTCCAGGCAACTGTCTTTAGTTATGCCTTTTTCATGCAGTATAAAATCTGTAATTACTTCATTGTTAGAGTCAATAAATCTATTTACTCTATTAGTTTCTTCAGATGTATATCCAAATATTTGAATGTCAGAGTCACGCTGATAGGATTTCCTTACATCTTTTTTTAAAATCATTGTACAAGGTGCGCCAGTCGGGCCTTTAATAAACTTCCTAGATTCAAACACGTTATAAATAGAAAATTCTTTGCTTTTATCGCCTATAATTTTAACTGGAATGCCAGTTTCTTGAGAAAAATCACGCAAAAACCTTAAATTATCCTCATGTTCTTCGGCAACCCTGCAATACACTGCTTCAAACTCACAGTCTTGATATTTTTTACTGGCTAAATAAGTTGCGTAAGCACTTGCAGCTCCGCAGCTAAACCACGATATAACCCTCATCTTGCTCTCCTAAAAAGTGTTAAATACTATCCTGTACATTGATTTAAGTTTACCCTACATGCTGCAATTTAGCCACCAAAATGGCCGTTAAAACAGCCTTATGGCCGATAAAGACAGCCTTATGGCCGATAAACAAGCATACGATTAACTATTCTGCTGTCGTTTAAGGGCAGTGTATTCATTTCCGTCTGGCATTGGCAAATATACTGAAGGGTTTTTTCTTTCGGATGCCCAGTGTAATACTTGATCCATGAAGTAGCACATTTCTCCTTTGTCCATATCTCGCAAGCTAACTAACTGCTCTTTCACTTCTGTAGATCCAACTTTAATGTTTTTTCTTGGGCCAAACTTATGCTTCATCATCCACTTGCAGCCCTCTTCTGTAGCGTCAGGTTGATTTTTAATAAACTGCGTTGACATAGCACGAAACCAGACATGAGCTAAAGCTAATTGAGTAAGCGTTGACTTGCCCTGAAACTTTTCTATCTTGATTGCGCACGGGGTTGAGTAATCCCAGCCACCTAGTCTGTCAATAATAGCTGGCAATCTTTTCTCAAAATCGCCTAAACTTTTGATGAGATAGTAATCACCTTGCGTTATTTCTGTCATACTAATTTCCTTCTTAACCATTCATTCATTACTTGGGATGAGCGTGTTTCGCATCTTACTATTTGCTGAACACCTGGGGTTGTCAAAGCCATGCTATTAATAAACACTCGGCTTCCTCTCATTCTTTCTCGGATTAACTTTTCGCTTATACCAAATGCCTTCCCCAGTTGAACATAACTGTAGCTCTGGCCAGACACCAGGTCTTTATGCTCACCCTGATATTGAATCATTCGACACCGGCTAGTTAAGGCTCGGACTGGAAACAAATCGCAGTCTCTTACTACCCGCGAAACCCCTCTGTGCTTAAATCTACTTTGAATTGTTTGCGGACTAATTGAAATTGCGTCTGCAAAGTCGGCCATGCAGTAAAAAAACCCTGAAATTAAAGCTTTATGGTTCTTGCCTTCATACAAAAACATTCGTTTGCCAGTTGGTGTGATTCTTTTTCCCATGATTTTCTCCTTTGTCGGGCTAATCTGCCCACGATGTATCGGTTAATTGTTGGTATAGCGACTGATCTCTAATTGAATCAGGTTTCTTTTCTTTATTTATAGCCTTGTTTGACTTCTCTCTAGCACCCCACGACCCAATAGTCTTTGGCCAGGAAATCATCTTGTTCTTTCCAATTCTCCAGCCATTAGCCTCGTAGTGATGCCAGAAGACAGAAGGATCTATTCCAGAACCTTTCCTGTTGCAGTATTCAATGACCTCATCCAGAGTTGGCGGGACAAAACGCTTAACTGTCTTATCCTCCGGTTCGTCAATAACTACTACTTCCTGTTCAACTTCTTCTACTAGAGCTGGGGAACTTGTTTCCCCCCTATTATCTGTAATATTAGATGTAGTATTAATTGTATTATTATCTATTAAGTTTTCTTGGGTAGGGTCATTAAGTTTTCTTGGGGAGGGTATTAAGTTTTCTTGGGTACCCTCTTTAAGTTTTCTTGGGGAGGTGGGTAAGATTTCTTGCATAGGGTTATCAACCAGCTTCAGGTACCTCGCTTGGATCTGCTTGGTGCCTTCTTTGTACTGTAGCTGCCTGGTTATGTACCCGCAATCGACCAAGGAGCTTATCCACTGGCTAACTGAAGTCTCTGTCTTGCCATAAAGATCAGCAAAATAGGCATTACGCGCCCAGCAGTAACCTTTATCGTTACACAGGGCAGTGATTTCCCCATATAAAAGTTTAGCGTTAGCCGTTAAACGTAGGTCATAGCGAACGCTTGCAGGAATGATGGCGTAATACCCTTTGCTATTCATTACTCACCTGCCGCAATGAACTCACTGACTTCCACATTAAAAGTTGCAGCGAAGGTTAAAAGGGTACTAGCTCGCGGTGATCTATGCTTATTTCTGATCAAGCTAATAGTAGAGGGGTTGATCTTGGAGATGCGGGATAGCTCAACTGATGACATTTGATCGCGCTCCATAAAAAATTTAAGTGACTTGTTAATATCCATGATTATTCCTTAATAAGTGAAGTTGCATGATATACCTTTGCTAAAGTAGTTGCAATAGCACAATGCCATGTGTAGAATAAACACCTCAACAACAGGAGAGCAACATGACTTATCAAGATGAAGACCCCGCAAGAACTGGTGACTTTGATTTCTGCAATGCTTTAAGTATGTCATTGTTTGGACGACCGCATGACGAGTCCGAAGAGGCATATGAGAACCGTGTAGCTATGCGCCACACCCAGCCTATCTATGAGCCAATGTCTGAATACGAAATTCAACGTGACCTGGCAGCAGCTAAAGAAAACAATCGTTTAGTTGAAAAGCAATTGGCTGGCTACAAGTCAAGGTGGGGTTAATATGAACTTAGAAACTTCAACTTATCTTAACGACATTGACCGTGGAGATTTAGATTGCAAACGCGGTTATGAAGCGCCCAGCGATGAAAATGAGGCGTATTACATTGGATACGGTGCAAGATATGTATTCGAGCAAATGAAATCAGCAGGAGAATTTAACTAATGACAAATAAAAGCGTATGGGCCACCTTATCGGCTATTGATTGCAGTGCTCACATAGCAAAAAAGGGGCAGCTATCTTATCTCAGTTGGGCATGGGCATGGCAAACCTTGAATGAGCACTACCCTGAAAGCACTTTTGAGTATTTCCAGCCAGAGTCATTGCCAAATGATACGGTTGAAGTATCAGTTGCCGTAACAGTTGAGGGTAAAAGGCATTCCATGTGGCTACCAGTCATGGATAACCGAAACAAAAGCATAGTGACACCAACTAGCAGAGACATATCTGACGCTAGAATCAGGTGTTTGGTCAAGTGTATTGCCATGCATGGTCTAGGCTTATACATTTATGCTGGTGAAGACTTGCCAGAAGCTGCTAAGACTGAGGTTTTGACTCCAGCACAGGCTGAAGACATTAAAGACTTGCTTGAACAGGCTAATGGTGACGTTACTAAGTTCTTGGGGTTCTTTAAAGCCAGCAGTGTAGACGAAATGCTGGCAATTCATTACCCCAAAGCTGTTGCTGCACTAAAGGCGAAGATTAAGTGAGCTTGAGGAAGGCCATTAATGACTATTGTAAGGGTTGTATCTACGATAGTCTGGCCCCAGGCACTTGGCTGAAGCAGGTAGAAGACTGTAGTTCACCAGATTGTGAACTTTATCCTGTAAGACCTAAGCCTAGACCTGTAAGACCTAAGCCTAGATCAAGAGGTGATAGCGATGCAGATATTATCGCATGTTCAGGGGAGTGATGAGTGGCTTGCCAGCAGGATAGGCAGGCCGTCAGCTTCACAGTTTAGTAGGTTGATCACTACCTCCGGCAAGCCTTCAGGATCTGCTGGTAAATACATTGAGCAGATGGTCATTGAAAGGTTATCAGGTGAGTCAACACCGCATTTTCAGTCTGAGCATATGGCAAGAGGTAATGAGCTGGAGCCAGAAGCTCGGGAATACTATGAGCTGATGACTGGTAACACTGTAGTTGAGGCTGGTTTTATTCTGCATGAAAGCGGAGAGTTTGGAGCCAGTCCTGATGGGCTAATAATGTGCGGTAACGAAATTGGTTCAGGTTTGGAGATAAAATGCCCAACAGAAAACACTATGTTAGGCTACATTGAAAAACCGATGAAAGGTGTGAAGCAGTATTGGCAGCAGATACAGGGCTGTATGATGATAACAGGGGCTAAAACGTGGGATTTCCTGGCATATCATCCTGAGATGGAGCCTGTACTGGTAACAGTTGAGTACGATGAAGAGTTCTGTAGTAAAATGTACGATGAGATCGTGAAAGCGGTCACTATAATTAACCAAGAGTGTGAGGAATTAGCATGAAGTTAGGTATTTCAGTACGAATAGACGTTACAAAAATCGATAAAAGCCGCTTGTATCAGGGCGCAAAGGGTACTTACTTGGATTTGACTACGTTTGTCAGTGATGAGCTTGACCAGTACGACAATAATGGCTTTATCAGCCAGAGCCTGACCGCAGAAGAGCGCGAAGCAAAGACCCAGACACCTATCTTGGGTAATGTGAAGATCTTCTACACTGATGGCCCTCAAGCTGCTCAATCAGCACCGCAAGCTGCTGCAATTGATGAAGATATTCCCTTCTAACCGGTAGTAAGCGTACCGTTTAACGGGAGACGCAGGACTGCCCACCTGTACGCGGAAAAGGGCGCTTTAGTTTAAAAAAATGCCGAATATACGGTGCAATACGCCTTAAAATGTACAATAGGTAAACCAAATGGCAGAGATACTTTGCAACAAGATGCGCACACCTGATGGCACAATACTGCACTCAGTTCATCGGCACGACTATGTGACGCATACAGACGCTAACGGCAAAGAGTATATGCTGGATGGTGGTCTTACCTATGTTAGACATTCTGCCCACGGTGACGAAGAGATGTTTACTCTTATGTCAGACGATAGCCATGAAGTTATTAGGGAAGTAGTAACGTGGGGAACATACGGCAGAGAAGGGGAACAGCTTATTACACACGTTAAAATTGTTGATATGGACACAGAGCATTTACAAGCCTGTATAGATGGGATGAGGCGCTACCCACGACCAGCCATGTACAAAGTAATGCAAGATGAACTGGAGTATCGAAATGAAAGTTAAGATGTACCCACTGATAGAGCATTTGAGTTTGATAAAGAAGAGTAGCGCATATCATTAATGATATAAAACCCATGAATATAAGCCATTAGCTATCATATCTGATTGCTGTAAAATCCGGCCCTCAATTGAGACACTTTTCCCTACCAATAAATTGGCATTTTGCACACTTTTTGCAGGGAATAATTAAAGAGGTTTTAAAGATGGTTTGGTACGGTATTACGGTAGTAATGTTAGGTTTGATGGCAATTGCAAAAGATGAATTCAAGAGGTAACTCATGAAACATATGGTAATCCCCGATACCCAGGTAAAGCCTGGTTGTCCTATAGATCATTTAAAATGGGCTGGACAGTACGCTGTAGACAAAAAGCCTGACGTTATTGTACATATTGGCGACCATTGGGACATGCCAAGTCTCAGCCACTATGATAAAGGAACCAAAAGCTTTGAAGGAAGGCGATACACTCAGGATATTGCAGCAGGCATTGCAGGAATGGAAGAGTTTCTGGCCCCTATTCGCGCAGAGCAGCGCAGACTGAAAGTCAACAAGCATAAGCAGTGGAATCCTCGCTTGGTGTTTACTCTCGGTAATCACGAAAACCGCATAACACGCGCTATTGAATCTGACCCCAAGTTGGATGGTCTAATATCGTTTGATGACTTGTGCCTGGAAGGAATGGGATGGGAAGTTGCACCATTTTTGGCCCCAATCAAGATAGATGGCGTGGTGTACTCGCACTATTTTACTTCTGGAATCATGGGCCGACCTGTAAGCAGTAGTAGGGCATTGCTAACCAAGCAGTTTCAGAGCTGTGTGATGGGTCACGTTCAAGATAGAGAAATTAGTTTTGCAAAGAGAGCTGATGGTACTCGGGTGACAGGGTTATTCGCTGGCATATTCTATCAGCACGAAGAGGGATACCTAAACGCTCAGACCAATTTGTCATGGCGTGGTATCTGGATGCTGCATGAAGTTGATGATGGTGCTTTCGATGAAATGCCAGTAAGTCTAAACTACTTGAGGAAGCGTTATGGGTGATCCAGATGTTAAAGACTGGGAAAGACTGCGGAAAGAAATCCCAGCTATAGATGAAAAAGTGCCTGACCCCGTAAACTCACCCAATCACTACTTGGCAGGGTCTATAGAATGTATTGATGCCATCGAAGCTAGTGCTAGTAGTGCTGATGCTTTCAGGGGTTACTGCAAGGGCAATGTCCAGAAGTATTTATGGCGCATGGAGCATAAAGGTAAGCCAAAAGAAGACGCTATGAAGGCCCAGTGGTATCTAAACAAGCTGATCAGTAAGCTTTAGCTCTACCCCATAAACTACGAGACACAAAAAAGCCCCAGTTAAGGGGCTAAGTCTTGGCAGGGTTGGGTCTATCCCCATTGATCGGCCATTGCATCCGCGATTCCCTGATAGGTTTCAGATCTGATTTTCCACCTGTCAGCACTTGGCCCTAGCTTGTTTTGCCCACTTGGCGTTTGATTATCCCAATAGCCACAGTCTGGCCTTGGCAGGGTATTGGTTGAGGTCAGTTCTGGCAGGTTATGGAGCCACAAACCGGTTTTTTTACTTTCAGAATGCCCGAATTGATACGGCTGGACGTATTGGCTTGCCTTTATTGGCAGCACTCCTACAGGGTTCTCCATTGCTACCCGTGGCGCGTTCTCTTTTGCATGGGCATATAGCGAAAGCGTCCATTCTATCGCCTTCAATCGCTCCCCGTGGCGCTTCATTCCATAACCATAATGAGCGTTCCCCGATACCGCCAAGGCCGTACAGGGTGGGTGCATGATAATCAGATCCCAGCCAAGGTCTATCACGTCCCAGCAATCGCCCCTGTAGTGGTGGGGGCTGTCATCATCGGGTTCTAGCAGGTCGCAGCTATAAGCATCATGCCCTCGCTTCCTGAATGCTTCCCTTACTTTTCCGCTATACTCACAAGCTATTAAAACTTTCATTAGATTCTCCAAATTAGGCTGATTATTAACATGTAAAAAAAGAGGCCCATACAGGCCCCAATTGATGAAAAAAGGATTTTATTAAGCATGGTTAAGCTCCTAACAGTAAGAAGGCAAAAGTAACGGTATAAAGTAAGGCGGCACCAATCAAGGCACCACCAATAAGGGCCACAGATCCAATGGCGGCCGCTATAAAGTCAGAACGACGCTCTCGTTTGGCGTGTTCCTTTTGCATTTTTATATATGCTGAATTCATGGTTTAAACCTCGTTTAATTGTCTAGCGGCTTTTTTACGCCCTGATAGCCACAATCCATTAATGGCCTCGTCTAACGTGTCAAACGATAGCAACGTCTTAGTATCTTCAAGAGAAACCATAAACTGACCTTTTGCGCCCTTCCATACATGGATTAAACCGTGATCATTTATTTCGATATTGAAAGATTTCATAATTAAATCACCTCACTGCAAAGGTTGCCATCAAGGTCATCGAACGCAAAGAGACACGCATTAAACAAGGTTGCGTATGCTAACTTGCAAGCGTAATCGTTAAAGGTGGCGGTCTCGAATCCGATTTCGTGCAGTTGCTCTTCTCCGTCCTCTGTATTGCATTGCTGGCAGATCTCTATTGCCTTATAAGTATAGATTACACACTCATGACCGTCGCACGTTTGGTGCATGTAGTCATACACATCCATGCCGTGGTTTAAGAATTCTTCTTGAGCATCTTTGGCGATTCGGATGGCTTCTTGTTCTAGCTCGTATTGGTTGCTTATCATTGTTTACTACTCCTAGTGATTAAGTGCCGTTTATTCGGCGTGCAAGCATTCTAATACTATCCTTTGACATATAGCAAACAAGAATTGCTTTTTATTAGAATATAGACCAATAACTGATTAAATAATGATCAATCTGTACAAAAAATGATCAACTTTGTGGTAGAATCGGGCTAATTAAATCAAAGGGTTAAATCTAAAGAAAAGGATTAAACAGGTAAAAGCCCACAATATCGCTCTCAGGATCTGACAGGAACATTAAAACGGTGGTTAAACCTTAAAAGGTAGCGTCAACCGATACGATGGCATGGATAGATAGCAGCAAGGCAATTTAACAGCGCTATATGTGGATGAATAAGCGCCGATCTAATGGCCCAGGGACTGTGGATAAGTGTGTGGATAAGCTGTGTGTAGGCTGTGGGAAAGCTGTGGCCAAGCTGTGGATAAGTAGCCCCCCCTCCCCGAAGCTGGCGTGGTGTATGGTATATATGTCTCTCTCGAAAAAAAATTACCAATTATAGGTGAAACATGATTAGAATTATTTGCGATGAAGAAGCTCATGATAATGATATTGAGTTGATTGAGTTGTTTGGTGCAGCTCTTATTGATAAAGACAAAGATACAATGATTGATTTGCTTTATTTGGTTGAAGATAAGATCTCTAGTGAATGTATTTGCTTTGAAGAAATGTGTTGCTGCAATAAATGGAAGTAAAAACGATTCTTATTTGCTATAAAGCAATGAGGTTTATATGAGTAGATTAGGTAGCCCTAACAAGAACAAGAAGTTTCTGTTGGCTAGGCTTCAGGATATGTATGGCGAGCAGTTTCATCCTATAATGAAGATGGCTGAGGCTGCTAGTAAGCTAGACTATATAGCTGAACAGGAAGGTGATGTGGCTGCGCTGACTGCTGCCCTGAATGGCTGGGGTAAGATAGCTGAATATACAGAGCCTAAGCTTAAAGCTGTTGAGGTTCGTGCTGATGACTCTACGATAGTTAGGGTATCGCGTAGACGCTTTGATGGCACTACAGACGCTGTTGATGGTGACATAGCAGACCTGTTGTTAGAAGATGCTGTCATAGCAGAAATAGTTGAAGATGATGAGGATAAAGAAGATGAGTAAAAAAAAGCCTTTGTTAGCTGCGTTAGACAAGAAGACGCGAGAAAGACATTTCCCTGAGTCCAATGGTGGCAAGGGTAGTCATGCTAGGAAGTCTACTACTGAGTCAAGGGATAAGTTTAAGACTGCTTATGACGCTATTGACTGGAGCAAAAAATGAATTTTGAGGTTATTGATGAAGATGATATTGACCCTAGGTTTTATATTATGTGTCCGCTTTGTGATGACCAGCTATCTGGAAGAGAAGCTGAAGTTAAACCTGACATAAATACAGACCTGACTGTTGAGTATGGATGTGTAAATTGCTATGTCGATATTACATGCAAGTTCCCTTCTGCATACTATGCGGACAAGGTAGAAAAACAAATTATGGACGAGATAAAAAATGGGTCAAATTGAATACTGTATGGGGCCACAAGGCCAGGTGTTGCAAGATTACTCTGACTGTCGTTCTCAAAACTCTTTTATCTGTGGGCCATTAGGCTCCGGTAAGACGGTACAGACTATTCTTAAACTGTTTGACCTTATGTGTGAACAGCGCCCTGTGATGTCTAAGGGACACA